CAGTAAACTATTTTTAAAAGACCGGGGCTTAGGCCTCGGCCTTTTATTTTATTAATTTTATTATATATTATATTATGGCAAAAAAAGAAAAAACTAAAGAGGTAGAAGTACCTGTTGTTGAAACACCAGTTGTTGAAACAAAAAAAACTAAAAGAGTTGAACCTAAAAATAAAAACGTTGATAATTGGGAAATAAAAGATAGAGTTTATTATTTAAAAGGCGCTAAAAAACCTTTATCAAAAATGATAAGATCTGCTAATATATATTGGTTTGATGAAGGAAAAGGTTACGAAAGAGAACTAAAGTATTGTGAAAACCAAATAACTTCTTTTGTAGACGAAATGAAAGGAGACCAAAGATTATCTCATATTGTTTTTAGAAATGGAGCTTTGCTTGTTCCAAAAGAAAAAACAGTTTTACAAAAACTTTTATCTTTATATCATCCAGAAAAAGATATAACTTATGAAGAGTGGAAACCAGAAGTTAAAGCTGCGGATGAAATAGAAATATTAGAGTTAGAAGCAGACGCAATAGTTTTAGCTAGAGAAATAGATATTGATTTAGCAGAAGCTATTATGCGTGTAGAAAAAGGTTCTGAAGTATCTAGGATGAGTTCTAAAGAGCTTAAAAGAGATTTGTTAGTATTTGCTCGTAGTAATCCTGCTTTGTTCTTAGAGTTAGCTGCTGATGATAATGTTCAACTTAGAAACTTTGGTATTAAAGCTACCGAGCTTGGTATTATTAAGTTGTCTAACGATCAAAGAAACTTTTTATGGGGTTCTAATAATAGAGTTATAATGACTGTACCATTTGATGAGCATCCATATACCGCTTTAGCACATTGGTTTAAAACTGATGAAGGTATGGAAATATATCAAAATATAGAAAAAAGATTAAACTAATCAAACTGTAGAGCGGTCGCTCTTCGGGGCGATCGTAACTACAAAAAAAATATTATGATAAACGTAAACGAAGTATATGAAACTGTTTTAGCGATATGTAATAAAGAAAATAGAGGTTATATAACGCCTCAAGAATTTAATTTATTTGCTAATCAAGCACAAAATTCAATATTTTATAGTTATTTTTATGATTTAGATACTGCTAAAAAAAGGTCGTTTAGCAGTGATTATGTTAGTAAGGTTAATTTA